ATGTTAAGCGACTCAAAAATCAGAAGTGCAAAACCAAAAGAAAAGCTTTATAGAATTGGTGATTCGGACGGGTTGTGTATTGAAATCAAACCTAATGGAAAGAAGTATTGGCGCTACCGTTTCCAGTGGCTTAAGAAAACTCAAATGATGAGTTTAGGTGAGTACCCTATTATTGGCTTAGCCGAAGCACGTACAAAACGAGATGAAGCTAAATCTTTAGTGGCAAGTGGTGTGAATCCTGTTGAAGATAAGGAAAAACAAAAAAAGGCTAAACATGATGAGTATGAAAATAGAGTGCTCTTCAAACATGTTGCAGCAGAATATAAAGCTGAAAAATTAAATAATCGTTCAGAGAGATACCAGGAAGCTTTTCAACGCGCACTAGATAAAGATATTTTAAAAGTTATTGGCGATAAGGACATAAAGGAAGTTACCTCAGCAGACGTTTTGACAATTATGAAAAAAACGATTGCACGAGTTAAGCGTCAAAAAAACCATGGTACCGGAGAAGTATCGGCAATCCAAAATCGTACTTTTATTGGTGGCGTTATGCGTTATGCAATCGCTACACTTAGAGCTGAGTATGACCCCACCTATGCAGTCAAAAATGTTGTTGAACGTCCTGAAATAGAACATGCAAGACCAATGGAAAAGCATGAGGCTGCACAACTTAGAAATAAATTAAGTAACTATGGCGGCTCTACTACTGTAAGAAATGCTGGACTTGTAATGCTCTACTCGATGCTTAGGACTATCGAGATTCGTCGAATGAAATGGGATTATGTTGATTTCGAAGCTAGAACTATCACATTTCCCAAAGAGATGATGAAAAAGAAGCGCATACATATCGTCCCAATGTCTGATCAGGTCTTCAACATTCTTCAAGAGCAACGTAGTTTAGTTGGCAACAGAGAATATGTATTTCCTGCCATTTATCAAGATGGAATGCTTTCAGCTACCACAATGAATAAAATGCTTGATTATATTGGCTTATCTGATGTAACTGCACATGATTTTCGTGCTACAGCATCCACGCTTTTAAATGAAAAAGATTACGATGATAAGTGGATTGAAAAACAGTTAGCACATGCGGATGGGAACAAAACTCGTGCTACTTATAACCATGCAAAGTATTTGGAAAGCAGACGCAAGATGTTGCAAGATTGGGCTGACATTGTAGATAGCTGGAAAGACTAAAAGTTTTGCTTCTTATCAAAGGTCCATCTTTTACCGTTGTAAGTGACAGTTCCATCCAAATTAATTGGCAACTCTTTTAATGAGTAGTCATAGATTTTAAGAACATTACCGTTCTTATCTAAATCAGCGGGTAGATTGCAAGTATTCTCCATCCTGCCCGCTTCCGAAACCATGATCATGACTTGCGACATCACAAAGCCCTTACACAAATCGAGACATTCACATTACTATTAATAGTGTGAGCTGTGCAACCTGAGAAGATTAAGCACAGCAATGTGATGATCGATGCAATTTTAGTACGCTGACACATATAAGTTACTTCTTTAAAAAGAGTGCTCGTTCTGCTTCTCGGCGACGAACTAGGCCCTTCATAACCTTGCCACCTGCTTTGTTCCAAACTAGGAATTGATCGGCAGCGCCTTGGTAGTCGCCTTTATTAAGCAACTTGAGCAATGTTGAGCCCTTAAAAGCACCTGAACCAATGTTGTAGGTCAAAGAGACTAATGCATCAAACTGATTTTGAGTTAAAGGCACAGTCACAGATTCATTAACTGTCTTTTCAAATTTCGCTAAGTCATGCTTAAAGTAAGTCTTAGCTTGCTCAGATGTGCAAGTGTCACCTTGTTTAACCTTCACACCGTTTGGATAAACTGTGGTGCCAGTGCCAATGGTCCAGACTCCTACCCCATCGTCATAAGCTTTGAATCGTGTGCCTTCAAATCCTGAGATTAGGTCAACACCAACATCACTTGTAGTTTTTCCACCTGGTGCAAGTTTTTCGACCACTTTATTTAGATCGTCTACTTGCGCCTGTGTAAGCTTGCCGCCTGCAATAACTCGTGCAGCATCAAAGAAGTTTTTAACTGTCATGGCTCACCGCCTGTAATATCATTCTTGGCTTTCTTAATTTCTTTAATTACTTCAACGATCGTTTTACCTTCCTGTTTATCAATAAAATTAAAAACCCACCTGATCAAAGCCCACCCCGGCAAACCGCATACAAAGAAAAGCCCACCTATTGCAAACCATCCCCATGTATCTGTGGCCCAAGCATGAAGTGTGAATTTCATAATGATTAATGAGCCACCAGCCAAACTTGATACAACTGTACAAATCAAGCCAACCGCCCATTCTTGAGGCGAACGTGGCATACGTGTCATTAATACAACTGCCGCAACTAAAGCGACAGCTAGTGTCACCATAATTGCAACACCATAGAATTTTAAAATTGCAGCAAAGCCGCTTGTGGAAACTGGTTCCATGCCTTCCCCCTTTCGTTTAGGCAATAAAAAAGCCCTAAGCTATTTAAAGCTAGGGCTTGTAGTGATTTGTTGTGTACTTAGCATATAAACTTAATATACGCGTTTCTATCAGATTCAGTAGATTCAGGGAAAATACTTGCCGAAGCAGCTACCGCTTTAAGCTTACTACCACCAGAGTAATCCAACGTATATGAACTAGGATAATAAATGGAACCTATCATTTCATCCATATATCTTTTGATAAATCCACTTTGAACAGACAGCGGAATGTTATTAGTTACTATCTGCATTGTTGCAACAGTTGTACTTGCAATACGGCTTTCTTTTATATAACAATATGATATTGATTCAATTGAATTATTCTGAGTTCTCATCTCAGCACGAGTATAAGTCATCATGCTTCCCCCGAACCAGGCGTCTAGAGCATCATATGATTTTTCTACGTCAATTTTTATAACATTATCTTTAACTTTTGACCTGTCCGCGAATACAAAGTACAAGAAGTTATATGTTTTATCAATTACTGGAAAATTAGAATCTAAAGCAAAATCAAAAACACAATTCTTCATATATTCCAGATACATGGTAAAACTATAAATAACTGATTTATGTTTAGAAAAATCATAGGTATTGTTTTTGATATACCAGCCGCTAAAATAATCGCTAGTTGTTGATGTGGAAACATCTCTATTTAGTAATCTATTTAGTTTAAAAGAATTATTGAAAATTTTTAAATTTTCACGACTATAACAACCAACAAATCTAATTAAACTAACATCTTGTGATTGAAGCAACCCGTCGACTGCTGTCTGTATATTGTCGTGAATATAAATTCCTTGTAGCACCTCTGCCGCATAGGTAATATTAGGAACTGAGTCTCCCTCGTGCCAAACAGTAAATATTGAAGCAGGCAATGAACTTGGATATGTCATGCCGTTTACATTTGCTTTATTAAACTCTTCAAGTGTCGGTGGTTCAATGAAATTAATAATATTATTATTAAAAGTTAGATCATTAAGTTTTGCTGTTTTCCCTAAAATCGACCAATAACCGAGACCACTACGACTAATATTTGCAGTATTTCCAAATACTTTTTGATCATATACAACTTCATTTTCATCAAGCGACTGATCTGTACGCAAAATTGCACTAAATACAAGATTTGGGTAGCCAAACACCTTATTATCATAGAACCACTGTTCTGATCCGTGTAGTTCACATGCACAAGCGTTCAATCGTCCCTTGACATTAGTAAATACGAACACATTATCATGAACTTTAATATCTTTACCTATGCAGTAAATTGTCGAATGATCATGAAGTTGAGACTTATTAGACATTAAATTAGTAAATGTATTATCATAAATTTCTACTTTTTGAGAAGTTTTAGAAGTCTGAATTGCATTTGCAAAGTCGCCACCAATAAATTTAAGACCATGGACTTTCATACCTTTTACTGAAGCTTTGATAATCCAACGATAGCCATCCTGTACAGCAGATTCTGATTCTGTTGCAGTAAAATCTAATGTACCAGTTCCAAAAACTTCAATGTTTTCATGCCTATTTTTTCCGTACCAATCATCAACATCTGCACGATACATAGCGCTTAAAATATTGCATTTTGGCTGGGCACTAGATCCAGCAAAGAATGGACCAAAGGTTAGTGTTGAATTTATTTCGAGTTTTACATTTGAAACTAAACGAATAGCATTTTTTTCATTAAATTGAACAGAATCAATTAATTTTCCGATTCTAGGACATTGCGAATTAAAGAACATTGGATCATTAATAATTACATGCCCTTTTAAGTTGTTTCGTTCAAGTGCATACATTAACTTATCAAAATTTAACGTATCATCAGTAACACCATCACACTTGCAACCAGAATGATATGGAGTAAAAACATTCTCATGCTGCAATACCCAACCATTGATACATAAAAACCCATCATTTTCAGCAGCCCGTGATGCGACATATACACGATGACCCCCGCCCACATAAGGTTTAGCTAAAGCAAAATTTGTTGGGTTGTGATAACCCTTAACATAAACGACTTGCCCATCCTTTCTTGGCGTATAAGTCAATAAATCAGCAATAGACTCAAAAACGCGAACTGACTTGTCATTAATCTGCATCTGTGATTCAGACCCATCTTTTACATTATCAGCATCTTGATAAGCTTTTACCCAAGATGTAGTTAATGCATCGTAACGATAGTTGCCAAGATCCTTAATATAAATTGTGCGCCCATCCCATACATTAGTTACTCCTTCTAAAGCTTCTAATGAATCAAGATGAGTTACAGCTAATGCATTTATAGTCCCTTCATTGATTGCTTCATCAATCATAGAAAGGAACATGTCTTTTAAAATTTGGTCGCCTTTAATCCGATCAGCGATTTCTTGAGAAAGGTCAGTTATCAGCTTGGCAATATCTTGTGTATTAAGATCTACTTGTTGCTCAATGGTATTTATTTGATTTTGTAATTCTATATCGCCATTTGTGCGGTCCGAAATCTCTTTAATCAATGCAAGCCAAATAACCTGATCACGATAACCAAGTTCTTGAAGCTTCCACCAGATTAAATCAAAGTCTTTATTTACAGCAGAAGGACGAAATGAGTTGTCATATAGTTGATAATTGGTGGTGCGTTGAAATGGCGTATTTCTTTCCAAATTAACGACCACACCAGTTAGTGGTGCTACATTAAAGGTGACAGTATCATTAGCCAAAGTCCATGAACCTACAGGCGCGTCTTCACCATTAAGAGTAACGATTAAGTATTCTGCTTTATCACAATTAAACTCTAATGGAAAAGCAGTTGTTGTTCCATTCGCAATATATTCTTTTGATGGCGTTTGAGCTGGTACTGACATAGCCTACCCCTAATTTTCGAAATCTAAGGCGGCTTCATGTACGCCACCGTTTGTTCTCCAATTAGGCGTTTCTTCATAGTCTGTTTGGTTGAGTGATTTCCCAACCCTTTCTGGAGCTTCTACGATTGCACCTGCTAATGAGTCTAAATAGTCATCCGGTTGATCAGTAATAGCTGGGTTAAATTCTCGCATCTGTTTTACTTGTGCTGAATCTTCTCCGTTCTCATCTTCAAGCACAGATACATGTGCCCATAAAAGACCAGAAATTAAAGGCCCTTCAATACCATCTAAAATGCGCTTATTTTTAGATTTAGTTGAATGCTGCTCTGTTACACCACAGCGTATTCCACGAGTCTTTAGAGCAGCTTTTAACGCTGCTGGTGCGAAGTTACCGATACCGTTTGTTTCAATAGTGACTTTAGACAAATGGAATTCCTTGATGATGTTACATAGCTGCCAAACCTGACCGCCTATCACACGTCCATCAGCATCGGTTTCAATTACTTCGCCCTTAAGTGCAATCGATCTATGCCAATATTTATTACCTATATCATCATGGAAGACTAATGCAGTTGATGAAATATCTGACTTAAGCTTTCCTGATGATGGGTCCCAACGGAAAGTTGCACCAACAATCTGACGCTCACCAATCATAAACATGGTTGTTCTATTGGCTCGTTTAAGAATTGGTTCACAGTTGTAAGCTATGATCTTGTCTGGATCTAAACGCACATCACCAATTGGCTTAGCGTGCATTTGATATTGAGAATCCCATTCATTAATGGTTTTACATTCCTCTCGGCGTGATGCCATTTCTTCCGCATCAAAACGTTCTGCCCAAATACCTTCTGAATAGAAATCAGCAACGTAATGATCTTGAGCCAAGGTCACTTCATATAAATCATTTACTTTTTTTAGCGTGTAGTCTTGGCCTTTGCTAAGGTATTTCGCCCCTTGCCCAATCCCAGCAAACGCATGTATTGGCTCAAAGTCTAAAAGGTATTTACCGCCAGCTAATGCATTCTCAATGCGCTTTTCATTTTCAAACATTTTGAGCACCAATATATCTACTTTACGTAGCTTTTTAATCTTGTCGTAAAGTGAGTCATGTGAATGTGGTGTACCAATCCAAAGCTTCTTTGCACCAGGAAAGGCAATGTGTGTTTGTTCAGATAATCTGTAGGTGAGTTTTTCTCGGGCTTCTGGTGAACCCGTTGTTTTTGGTGTTTCAACGTCATCGTTTTGGATGAAGTGAGCGCGGTGACCTGTTACCCCTGAAAGAATGCCTTTCGCCAACATGGTTCCATAACGAACATCATCCGTACCAGCTACCCACCAGCGTTCAGTTTCACCTTTTTTTCTTTTGACTTCTGGATTGTCAACACAAAGAGGATGCTTTTCTAAGACTAACTTAGTCCCGTTACTACACTTATAAGCATCATCATCTGTAGTGCCTTGATGGAGTATTTGCGTTTCGGGCCAGCAGTAAATAACCCATGCATTGAAAACATCAAGAATTGTAGATTTTGAATGCCCGCGCGGCATCATGAGCAGTGCAGTACGGCCCTTGATATAAAAGTTTTCTAGGAAAATACAAACAAGAGCATGGAAGTCTGGAACCTTCCAACCCTGTATATCTGCCCAAATTAAAAAGAAAGCTAGAAAGCTGATTTTTGGTTTAGTCATCAGCTCATCCGTTGTCTAAGTTTTTCCGCTTCTGCTTCTGCTTTTTTAATTAAATTCTGTTCATGTTTTTTTTGCGTATCCTCATCTGTACTTGCTGGCGGCAATGAGCCCCGTCGATATGCCAATACTTGCTCGACTTTTGTGATAGCTGAGGCGCATTGGTTCAGCCCCTTGTAGAGCCATACTTTATTGCCACGATCCTCAGGTGTTTCAAAACCACATTCACTAGCAGCGTAAGCAATTTGAATAAGGTCATCTGTCATTTTTTCAGTTAGTTCTTCTAACTCTTTTGTTTGATCATCACGCATAAAAAATCCCCCTATATAAGTAATTTATAAGGGGGAGTAACTTTTGATTTGTTGGGTAAAAATAGATTAGCAATATATAAACCTGATTAGTATACTAATTGCTCGTTTTGAACTTAATAAATCAATGGATACTTTATGAAAAAACTAATTATCATTACCCTTTTAGCCCTTCCTGCAACTTTCGCATTTGCTGGTTCGTGTGATCATAGTTGGCAGTCTGCCAAAGATGGCTCATCTTGTGGTGACCGTGCTGCTGACCGTCGTGCTGGTGGACATTAAGATTTAAAAAAGGACTGCATTTGCAGTCCTTTTTTTATTTCACAACTCTTTCAAAATTTGGCGCTCTAATATCATTGATGTCATCACCCCAGAAACGCTCGCGGTCTTGTTTTTGTTCTGCTTTACGTAAAGCTTTCTCACGATAACCCGGTGCTATAACGTCTTGCATTTCATCAAATACCATACGGTTAATCGCTGCTTTTGTATACCACAAGTTCTGAGCAGGTATTTTGCCCTTCACAAATTTAAATGCTTCATTGCCAAAGTTGGTATCTCTTCCCTCATTGTATTGAGTTAAGTTGCCAACGGTTAGGCCAAGTACTGCAGAAAAATCACTACCAAGTGGTCCAGACACAAAAGAGTTTGCATCACGGCCAGAAGTATCAGTACCAGCAACAAGGATGTCGCCGAGTACAGGCAAGCCACCACCAGCAACAAGAGAACGCATAAAGAAGCCTCCCGCCTTTTTAGGGTCGTTACTATCATAAATCGTTTGTGGATCATTGCCGTTTAGCAACTCTCGAAGTTGTACAACCAATCCACCTAACAACGTCATAGTCACAAATAATGGTACACCATATGCTGCCTTACCTTTTAAGCCTTCTTGAGCGACCATACGACTACCTTGACGCATTAAAAAAGCAGCTGAGAAAGATTTAAACTGAGTTAAACCCTTAAACACTTCACCTGTGATAGTGCCTTTAGCTCCAACTGTCATCCACGTGCGTTCACGAAGTCCTGCTTCAATTACGGCCATACCCTGCTCATCAAGTAAATGAGCTTGAAGCTGCGAGGCAACTTGATCTTTAATTTTTTTAGCCAACGCAATTTTTTCAGAATCTATACTAGAATTAATGCGATCTATTACAAACTGCCGCTTTTGTTGTCTATCATTCAAGTTGTTTTGATATTGGTTAAACTCTTCATCAAGTTGAGTAACTTTTTTATCAAGTTCTTTAAATTTTGATTTTATAGCCTTATTTGCCTCACTATCTGCTTTACGCATTTTAGTACGAAGCTCTACCATTCGGCGCTCAGCATTACCTAATCGATAGCCAATTTCTTCTCCACTCTTGTAATTTTTTCTAGCATTCTGAGTTACAGATGAATCAATTTTATTATCTGTCTTATTCTTAATTCTAGTCTGCTCAACAGCCTTCTTAATTTCAAAATCAGTTTCAAGCTGCTTCTTTTTCAAGTCAACTAATTCTTTTAACTCAGTCAACACTTCAAATTCATTTTGTGCTTTAACGTCGCGACGTGTTGCATATCTATTCAAGCGCTCAGATAATTTATCTTCATAGTCTGCCAATTTTTCTTTAGACAACTTCTGGCGTTTAACTAATAAGTCATTAAAGTTAGTAAATTTACTTTGAATATCTTTTTCAAAACCCTTGATTTTTTCATTCAATTTAGTTGCTTTTAATTCAACTTTATTGTCTATGCTTTCTAAAGTGCGTCCTAGTTTTTTTGCTTTGTCTGCAAGGTTATCAATGGTCTTACCTTGTGTAATGCCATCAATAAATCCTTTTAAATCTTCCTGATTTTCAATAGTGCGCATATAAGCATTCATATCAGCCTGTGCAGCAGCGGCTTCTTTCTGCACATCAAGCAAATCAATACGATCTTGTAGCGCTTGCTTTTCTGCCTGTGCTTTACTGTCTTTTCGGTTAGCATAATCAGAAAGGCGTTGCGATAATTGCGCTTTAAGTTCATCAGTACGCTGTGCTTTGTTAGCAATACGTTGATCATCAATTGCATTGGCATCATTTAATGATTTAATTTGGCTATTAATGTCGTTCATTAAATTTTTGACATCACCATCCATTGCCGCCAAAAGCTTTTCATCTGGAATTTCATAGATAGAACGCGCCGACATAAGTTGATTGCCCTTGCGGTCAACAACTGGTTCAGCCAATTGGAAAACTTGCCAAGCACGCTCATCTAAACCAGTATTTGAAAGTAATTCACGGTCTTGTACATCTAGGTCATTCCAAGCTTTCGAGCGACTTAAACGGCCGTATTTCTCCATTAACAACTTCGTGAACCCAACTTTTGATGCTGCTGTAAGTGCATTTAGAAGGGAAACCCTCATAACTTGAGTTGCAACACCGCTAGATATACGAGCTAGTTTTTCAGACTTCCCATAAGTAGATGTAAGTCCATCATCGGACCAGCGCGCAATTGACCCTAACATTTCCTCAGTAGCCAATCCTAAACTATGTGCTAGCTCCCGATCTGCTTTATTGGCTGGGTTAAGCTGTTCGATTAGTCCACCAAAAGCTTTACGGTATGATACGTTATGCACACTAGCATTTTTAGCAATAGTTGCTTGATCTGCCAGTGATGCAATTGTGGTGCCGCCTAGCATTGAAGCCACGTTCATTGAACGATATGCAAGACCTAAGTTTGCTAGTACTTGAGACTGTGGAGAATTTCCACCATTAAACTCATCAAACATGATCTGAGCACGTTTGCGGCTTCGCGTGGTAGCATTATTATCAATGCCTTTTTCCCAGTCCTTTTTGGCTGCGGCATCCATTAAAATTTTTAAAGCTGTTTTTGGGTTGCTACCTAAGTTCTCAACCATGGCAATATCTTTTGATAAGCCGTTAATGTGAGCCTCGACCAGATCAACAAATTGCATGCCGCCGAACTCAGATTGATATTCAAGCCATGATTCAGCATCTTTAAAATGCAAGACACGACTTTCACCATGACGGTTAGTTACTTTGGAAGTACCGCCACCTGTAGCTTGTCGGCCAACTTCTATTTTATTTGCTCCGTCACTTGATAGCGTGTCATAGGTATATTCAAGCAATGAGCGTATTTCTTGCTGTGAGTAGTAATCACCGTTCTCATGCACATATTGGCGTGTGTCAATTAGTGATTCAGCTTTGTTTACCCACGCTTCTTTTCCAGCCTTAGCAATTTTTTCTAGGTTATGCGTTTGAGGCAATCCCCAATTGTCTAACTTTCCAATGTCGCCACCGTTCCGGTTAAATCGGTCACGCATGGTTTCGAAAACATCGCCCATCTTGTCGCTAATTTTTTTAGCTAAAGCATCACCAGTGTTTTCACCAAAGCGCTCACGAACAATTTTTTGCACTAACTCTTGATCTGTGAAGATGCCTAAACCGCCTTTAATATTCGTATAGAAATCTACCAACTCACCTCGATAGATTGAGGCAATCCCACGTGCTTTAGAGTCGATTGACTGAATGCCAGACATATCACCATGCGCGGCAACCATACGGTCTATGACTTCCATTGATGACAATTTGCCATGGTCTAAAGCTGCAAGGTTTTGGGATTGTTTAAGGATGTCTTGAGCAGCAATTTTATGCTTGCGCTTCAACTGTTCTTGAATATCGATAGCAACTTGCTTTGCTGCCTCAGTTAATTTTTCAGCATCGGAAAGGTTACGCCAGTTATTAATATCTTTGCGTGCAAGATTACGCATCGTTTCATTAATACGTGCTTCAATGTCTGTAGCTTCTTGAGCTGTAAGGGATTGCTTGCCTAGTGCTTTAGCTACCGCTTGTTTGCATTGTTCTTTCATTTTTTATGCTGCTCCAAATTGCAAAGCACAGTTTAATGCGGTTTGTGCTGCTAAAATATCTTGCTCAGATTGCTTAATTTCTGCTTCAAGTTCGGCGTGATAGTCACGTAATGTCATAGTAAATTCTTCTGGTTCACCCATTGAATTAATGCGGTTCACAGCAATAGGTTGATCTGGATTTGAGAAAATCACATTAAGCGCGGCTTGCCCTTCTGGTGTTTCGCCAAACAACGAGCCTTGTCGCGGGTCGCCCATGTTTTCAATGGCCTGAATCTCAGAGTTAATGGATTCACCAATTGCCTTTGCGCTCTTGCGGTTATTATCAAAGACCTCAAGAAATCTTCTTGCTCCATCACTTAACCCATCATCAATAAGTTGGCCTTGATTTAAATAGTCACGAACCTGTAAGCCATTTGCTTTTAAGTCTGTAAGCTTTTGTGCAGCTTGCGCCAAGTCTTGAGAAATAGTGTTCTCAAAGCGTCCGCCTTGTTTCACTAAATCATTAAGCTGTGACAATTGAGGAGCCGCACGGAGTAAGGCATTTAAAACGTTTTTACTGTCATCATCTAGGTTTTCAGATAGACGAGTTACAAGGTTAGAATCGCCATAAGCACGCTGTACAATTGCAGATTCAATTCGGCGTTTACCTTCTTGAGATAAGCGACCATCACTTGTGATAACTGATCCGCGCTCAGACTGTGGCAATTGGTCTACAAAACTACGGACATAATCCATAGAGCCATCAATATTGATTGAACCATCATTATTTATTTTTAGTAGTGTTGAGTCTGGTAGACGATCAACGTCACTCATAGCACGCTCAGTTGCGCTGAATTGCGCCACATCGCTTTCATTGGCTAAACGGGCGAAAGCAACACGGTCAACATCACTAAGTCGTGTACGTACCAAAACAGGCTGATTTAAGCCTGATATATCCATGCCTCTACTATTCGCCCAATTCTGAACAAATTCACGGTATGCATCTGCTCGGCCATTATCATAAGCACGACCAATAGCCAATGTACGACCATTACCAGATTCAACAACATTATCGGGGCCAATGATTGGTGCACCGTCTGATAGCTTATAGGATTCACCAAGTAACTCAGGCTTTAAGTTATCGGCCATACGTTCAATTTGCTGGCGTGATGCTTCACGAGTTCGGTCACGTGGCTGTAGTTCACTTGGATAAAGCGGATTTACACCGTATAACTGGTCGTTAGATGCTACTAAATCAGTCCAATCTTTTACTTCATAAGCGAAATCATAGCTTGAACCATCCATACCATAAGCTGTGCTTGTTTCACCGCCATAGCGTGAGCTTAACTGGTTCCATTTGTTTCGCCATTTGTTAATAGCTTCGCCAACTGTCATGCCCGACATCCCGTTATTTTTAACGATTGCATCGGCATTTTTAGCATCGTACGAACGCACTACATCAATTAATGGGCGGCTAGGATCAGCTTTAAGAACTTTGACAGCTCCCCCTGGTCCAAGTAAGTGACCTAGATATTGCTCATGTGCAACCGGATCACGACCTAAATTTTTACGTATGTAATTATTGGCCTGCTTAATGTGCTTTAAGCCGATGCGAATTTGTTCATCAACACTGTTTTTATCTTTACCGCCTAAGTTTTTCCATGTGTCATCCAAGACCTGAAAAAGCCCATATGCAGAAGACAATCGCTTGCCATCTTTCCCGATTGGCGGTTGAGCTGTATGGTTAAATTTACCACCAGTTTCGATATGACTAATCGTCAATGCAACACTAGGGTCTATACCGTCCTGTTTTGCGCGTAGAGCAATCTGTTTTGCATTGGTAGGTAGTGAGCTAGTTGCATAATCAATCGTGTTTCTACGCGGCTCTCCTTGCACCGTGTTAGGCACACTAACTGGCTGGCCTTTTAAAATTTGTTCCGTAGCCACATCTAGGTTTTGATAGTGCTTGTTTTGCTGAACTGGATCTGTAGTTTTAACAGGCAAAGTTGTGTCTTCAAACTCAAAACTATTTCTAACCAGAGCATCAGTAATTTGGTCATTTCTAGTTTCAATGTCATCAGAATTAAGCTGGTTTATTTCAGCGTCAACGTCTTGGTCTAGTTTATTTTGTCTTGAACCTAAGTAACGTGCTCCACCAAACATTAATGAGTTAATAAGCAAATCGGTAGCTACTGATTCACCTGTAACTTCATATTGTTTAGCCTGCTTATCATAGCCATTAGATTTTAGAAGCTGCTCACTTGCATATTGCATACCAGTGTTTAAGCCAGTGGCACCACCAACCGACAATGCAGCATCGCCAAGTAAACCACCTGTACCCTTAAAGCCATAACTAATAGGTAAAGCAGTACCAATCGCATCGCCTACAGCATTTACACCAGCTACTTTCAAAGCTGTGTTTTCATCTACGCCTTTACGGGTTAAATCGGTATAGACGTAATTACCAGTTGAACCACCTGTTAAAGTGGCTGCGCCTAAAGTGCCACTTGTTGCCACACCCAGCGCACCACGCCAGAGATAATCGCCCATACCTACACCAATATTCCCGACAATGCCTGTATTGTCTTTGTCTTCTAGGTCAGCAATGGTTCCATAGACCAGATTATCACGCGCCTTTTCACGCTTAGCCTTGAACTCTTCATACGGTTCAATAAATTCGTTTGTAGAGACATCTTTCAGACTATAGCTAACACGGTCTACAACAGCATCAATGGGTGCCGAAATTGCATCACCAACTTTGTTAAGACCAATTGCCATACCACGGAAAGGTGAAGAGATAGCGCCATCGAAAATACCAACTTCCTTTTGAACAGTTGGCTTGCCAGTATTCCCTTTTCTTTGGAGTTCTTCTACTGACTTCTGCTCATCATCTGCAAATGTGTCATACCAAGTCATTTAGTCACCCCATCCATCGTGATTCTCCAGATAGCATTTTTAACTACCAATTGCTGCCCCCGCTCGTTAATCAGGTCGTATTGAATTGCACCTGTACTTGATGGCTTGCCTTGGCGTAAGCGGAACTCTTTTAAATTATTGACACTAATTCCTGTTTGCTTGGAGATAGTTTGATAGCCCTTTTCAAGTTGAGCTTCAAAGGCATCATCAGTAATTCCATAAGGTTTCGTTACTTTCCAATCTGAAACCTTATCTCCTCTGTAGTTTCTGAATGAAGTTGGTTGTGTGTATACCCCACCAGTAGCCATGCCTAGAGCGGTGTTAAGAATTTTTTTATTAGGCGCTTCATCTTTTGAACTATGGCTAAAACCACGCTCGTTCATGGTATCTGCATATACTGCCTTAAACACTTCATAAGCATTATTAGCATTAGTACCAGTTAATGTCTGGCCAACATATTTGTTAAAGGCCTCTCTCATGTCATCTTCTTTTGGCATGATTAACTGTTTATTTTTTAAAAGTTGAGTACCAATAACAATAGAGTTTGCTAGTTCTCGACCTTCCGTTGATCTATAGCCATTAGCTTTGGCTACGCCTGCCATAACATAGTTTGAGTTACCTCCACCTAACTGACCCAATGCAGCACCCCAAATTTTTACCCCATCCTTTACGCCTTTGGTTTGGGCAATCATAGAACTAATCAAATTTAACTTTTGATCTACGGTTGCTTCTTCCCATGCTTGCTTAGCGGCTGGTAGCGCTTCATTAGGAATAGGTTTAATTGTTGCATTTGGGTCCTTATCACGCTGTGCTACTTGATAAGAACCAATGGTCACAATGTTTTTAGCGAAGTCACTTGGATTAACTTTTAGGGTTAATGGGTTTACTTCTGGTAACTCAATACCTTTTTCACGCAATGCCTGAGTCGGGTTTTCCTTAGCAGTTTTAAGCTTGTTGTCGTAAATGCTTTGATAGGTCGCCAAGATTTTATTTTCTGCGACTGCATCAGCGGAAGATGAATTTTTCATATTGGCTTTTCGCTTATTGATCTCAGCCAATTGTTGATCAGTAGATAGCTTCTGGAACCTCAAAAAATCACTAGATTGCTTAGTATAGAAATTATATTCAGTTTCAGAAGGTGTACCTTTAACGGCTTTTTCTACATTAGTTTGATAGGTCAAATCCATCGGACGACCTGTTAAAACATTTTGCTTATACTCATTTAGAACTTTTTCAGCTTCATTAATCCGCTTGTTTTCTTGTACTTGCTGACGTTGTTGCAATGTAGTGATCTTGCTTTGAATTTCAGTCTGGAACTTTTGAACCGCCGACCCATCAATAAACTTATAGTCTTTTAGACCTGTAGCAACTTCTTGAAGTTCTTCAACGCTGTTTTGCGCAATTGCGGTAGTGATACGCGAGTTAATATCTGTGATATCACGTGTTGTCTCATATTTATTTGTGAGCTCACTTTTCTGAGCTTCCGACAATGGCAAGCCAACAATGTTTTTTAAAAGATATTCTTTGCCTGCTTCACGTTCCATACGTGTAGCCACATCGAAGAACCGATCAGCTAGAACACCACCCTTTTGCTCATCTGCACGCAATTGCAAAGGCAAGAACGAAGTACGTTGGCGCGTTACGTTGCTATCCCAGTATTTTTTTAAATCTTCCTGAGCGTGACCCGGCAAGCTGTTTTGCAGTTCAGAAAACTTAGCATTCGACCAAGTGTTAAGTTCTTCATCGGCTTGCTGTGTAGTGATTACACCATTACCAAGACGGTTTTTAATGTCCACTACTTTGTCATTGAAGTCAGTAGATAATGACTCATCAAGCTTTAACTTGCCTTCTTTTTCTGCAAGTTGGTTGTTGTAAAGCTCAAGGTTTTTAGCTGTAACTTCTTGCTGACGCTGTTGATCGTCACGAGCCTGTATTGCCCCACCAATAGAACGGCCAATTTCAGCCAAACCAGTATTAGGCGTAAAAGATTGCATTTGAGCTTGTGGCGCTTCACGACCACGAGAAATAGGAATACGCATTATTTCCACCCATAAGCTTGAGCAGCAGTATCAATGATGTTACTAGCCGCCTTCATGCCGTAATTGTTACGTTGTGCCTTACCTTGTCGGCGTACATCCGCAGCCGCATAACCTGCCTGCATTTGGTTTAATAAGGCGTTGTAAGAAGCATCCGAGATAATCTCATCACTGATTACAACCGGAGCACCTACATTTACATCCAAGCCATTTTCAGCAGCCGCAGCCATAGCACTTGATGCGTCACGCTGCCCTTGTTCTTTAATCTTTTTGCTTTGAACTTTGGAAACGGATTGAATTGTTTTTGCATTACCCTTAGCTGTAGCGTCTGCCATAAGCGCATTTGAGATATTGCCAACAGCTTCTAGGCCAGAAGAAATAGCACTACCTTTGCACATGTCTATTCCCCTTAAAATAGTGATGAATAAATGATGATGCTTTGAGCAGTTTTTAGTTGCACATCGACAGCATCATATCCTGATGATTTGAATGATTCTTTTTTTGACACTTCACTAGGTTTGTCATTTGACTTCTGAGCTGGTCGCTTCCGTGATGAACGTTCGCTCATCTCAAATGCTTCTCTTGAAGCTGAAAGTACTCCACACATGCTTAAACCTCCATCTCAAGAACATAGCCAATCAAATTAAAGCCAAGACTTTCATAGAGTTTTACTGTTTTATCTGCATGGATGCCTGTCATGGTTCCGATCTGGATACGGTCAGCATTTTTAAGCTGTGCCCATCCAATGAAAGTATTTACTAAAAGCTTGGCAATGTTTGATTTACGATACTCAGGAAGCACATAAACGCCTTGTTCAAAAGCTAATTTGTGCCCTGTTCGCCAGTCCGTTTCAATAACACCAATGACTGTGCCAACTGGATTTTGATATTCATCTAGGGCTAGAAAAATTGAGTTATGTTTTTTGATTAAATATTCGAATAGATCAGATGCGCTTTGCTCATCAAATCCTTGTTTTGAAAAGATTGGTGATTCTTTGGTGAGACGCTTGCCGAAATCAACAAGCGTATCTAAATCATTTAGGTTTGCTGCCCGTACTTGCATCTCATTTCTCATTAATTGATACCAACATAGAGATACTTTGCATGTGTAAAGGCATAGGTTTGTCGTGTGTTATCTTGACCTCAAGTTCATGTAACGGCTGCCATCCAACAAATGAATCGACCACATAGCCAGTGTAAGGCAAGTTTACGAACGCCGATTGGTTGTAATACTTGGTAGATAGCTCTTGACCATTGATATATCCGCCGACTGATGCATTCAGAAAGATAGCCATTTCATGCACTTGAATCTTATGAAACATTGCAGTTGTTGGTACTTGGCTAAAGTCTGGTGGCAATAGGTCGATTTCAGTTTTAAACGGTTGGCCAAGGTGCACTATTTGAGTTAGATCAGTGTTAGATAGATTTATGTTGGTGCCACTTACTGTGTAAGTTGAATAGAAATATCCATCCGCATTATTAAAATTAACCAGTGGATTATCTAAAACCTGAATATCAAGATTTAAGATAGATCCAACACCATTAGTTACGTTGATATCAAATTCACAATCACTTTGTGCAGACTCGCTAAACTCTTCCAAAACTGTAGAGCCATTACGAATAGTCAGCATGAAACACTGGTCCTCACCTAAACCAGTTGGCAAGGCACAGATAGATAAAACCTGACCACCAAAATCATGCTGAGACCAAGCATTCATTTCCTGATCACGGTTTAGTGTGATACTTGAGACTGCACCATCACCCATAACAATCCATACAATAGAGTTTGGTGTTTGCTGGAATGTTAACTCTTTTATTCCTGCATGGTTTTCAGGTATGTGTGGGGCAATTTGTGACAATTCAGGCGAGACAAGCCCGTCAACTTCATAACGGTACGACATGGCACGTAAGCGCTCACCACCACGTTGCACAAAGAGCAGCTCATTACCCACGCGGCAAGGCTTAACATTTGCCTGAACACCATAAGAAGTATGCTCATCAATCTGTGCTGAAGCTGGCGTCAATGGTCCCTGAGAGTTAATTAAGAACTCAGCACCACCAGTTAATGCAACCACGCCACCACGCTGTGACAGGTGCAAAATATTGTCAGATTGGGCTGAACTTGAAGCAATGCTAAACGCATCTGCATCTTGAGTTGTCTCTAAGAAATTGCCATCGTCACCAATGCGACTAAACCACATCTGATTAGGGCTTGTTTTTGTATTTGCAAATACCAAGCGCTGTTTAAAGAAACATACAGCTTTTGGATAGCCTGTTGTTGCGCTAAAGGCAATACTTTTTAGGACCCAAGACTTAGCAATTGCCTGTACATCAGATGTTAGCTTTACAAGGACTTCACCATTAACACGATAAGGCTCTACAAATTCTGTAATTTTTACCTGTCCGCCATTAATTTCAACGATTGATCCAACACTTGAAGGGGAAAAAACGTTTGCTGCTTCGTTTGTCACTTCTTCCCATTCTGTAGTAGTTGAAGAAGGCTCCACCCCTTTATTGTCAATCGTTGCACGCCAAGTCTTACTAGTGTGAATTACACGATCACCTGTTAAGTAAGTCTCAGTATTTGACCAGTTTGGGAATGATGAAGCAGTTAAGGAAATAACTTTTCCAACTTCTGTACCAGATGGTGTCAATGCTACGTTTGGAGTGCTGCCTAACTCATCATTAGGGTTCACACCAAAGGTAAAAGCCGAAAATTGCCAGTTAGTAAAGTCGGCAGAACACAGTAAGCGCTGTACAGGTGTATCACCTTGAACAAAATACATGCGGTATTTAGTGTGTGCGTACTGTACTTCACGTACTTTTTGGGCCGTGTTGTAAGGTGTCACAGTTTCATAAACAACTGCATACGTTCTTGGGTTGTAAACCTTAAGGAAAGACACACCAAGGATAAGCAAATAGGTGTTTTCTGAGTTTGCAATAAACGGAATTAAACGTAATGCACCTGCAAAAATAGAACGGAACTTTGTGCCTGGTCGTTTCTTTGCCCCACCTTCAACCAAAGGCAATGCATTAAGTAATTTTTTTGCACCGTTTGCGTATTGCTGAATGTCTGTACGAGTCCAAAGTAACGGACTTAATTCACCAGAACTCAGGTTATTTTTTAGGATCCACTGTCTCATTAGAAGCGCTCCCAATAGTAACTTGATTCTGCGTATTGAACGTCTTGGCTTGGTCGCTCTTGACCATTCACGGTACGTGCTTGCTTAATCAAAAACTGGAATTGTGCTTCTGCAGATTGACCAGCCGCATCACTTCCTGTGATTGGCTTACAAAGCTTAGATGCCATTTTGTACGTCATGGCTTCAACCAACATTGCATCCCAAGTTTGCTCATTATCGTTGTCAAAAACGTATTCAAGGTGAATTACTTCAGTGTCTGCCAAGATATATCGATTCTCGACTTCATAACGTTCGGTATTGGCTGAAATAATCAGGACGTAATCACTAGGCAATGGAAATGCATGAGCATAGCCAAAACTTGGATAGGTGGAGATTGGAGATAAGATTTGCCGTTTTTTGGCGCATGACCAAGGATGAGAGCGCAATATGGATAAGCGCGTAGTGTCATAAATATTACGGCATGTTTGAGCTAATTTTGTATCTTCCTCAAAACTAGCAATTTGTTGCCCGGCAATCATGCTCAATGCATTATTGCAAATGGTGACTTTAGATACAGACATAAGAAAACCCCGAAGCTTTTTGGATAGTTTCTTCGGGGTTTTGATGTGTTTTGTTGGGTGTTAGAACTGCTTATCTAACTCGGCCTGATAAAGCTTTTCTTTCAATAAATAGCCTTCAAGTTGCCAAATCTTTTCACGAGCATTTTTATAGGCAATTTCACGTCCTATCTTTTCGTCAAAGTTTTCTGGACTAGCGCAAGCCGATTCGCCAGTGACTGTAAATCCGTTTTCTAAAGACAGAATGCAGATAGTTAAGCAACTTGCGCCACAATTATCTTTATAATCTTCTGCATAATAATCTGGCGTAACTCCGCCATTGATAAAGCGAACTGCTTTAATCTTTGAGTCGATATGATCAGGTGTGATACGCGGAGCATTTAAGCCTTTTTCTTGAATCTCTTGTTCCAGTTTATTTTCATCTGACATGATAGTTTTCCTTTAGATAATTAAAAAGCACCCCACCGCCTGCCCACGGGTGGGGTGAAAGTGTTAAATCAAGAAGTCAATAGCAACGACTTTATCTTCGTTAGCACGACCTGCCGCCATAGACTGAACACCACCCATTTGCATGATGTTGTTTTTATCTGGACGTTCATTGATTTTGAATTGAGCAATTGGCGCATCGCCATAATGTGTAGATGTTTTTGTATACATCACAGTACGACGTTCTGTTGCACCACCGGCACCATTATCTAATTTGTTGTATGGCACCCAATTAATACCAAGCCATTTCTTACTTAATGAGCCTTCTTGCAGCATCTTAACTGCCATGAAGTCTGCACTTGTTAGTGTTGTATCAAGCAAGATCTGTTCAAGCATTGTTGAGTTATAAAGGATAGTGATTTCTTCCCCGTTCTCTTCATCACACTCGTTGTCACGGAAAATGGACTTAGCTTTTACCAGCTTCTGCTTAGTAAAGCCTGTACCACCTGCAAGAATGATTTGTGAAGATGGAAGCGAAACAATACTAGTTTGCTCATCACCAGCATCATCAACTGTTTTACGTGAGATAGACCCAAGAATTGCTTTATAGATCACATCATCAACTTTTCGCTCACGAGCAGCGAGCCAAAGTTTTGCATACTTATCTTGAGGACTTGCTTTTAATTTTGGTACGTCTGAGTGTTCAATTGGAATAAAGAGTTTTTTATCACTCATAATTGCAGTACGAACACCAGCGGTTGGAATCTGCCACGTTGTGTCTGAGAAACGAGCGTAATCCTCCATTTCCACAGTACCTAAATCGTTAATGGTGAATGAAGCACCTTGAATACGACCTCGGTTAGTAATTGTTTTCAACAATCGAGATTCCATCTGCTGTGTAGCCAGATCGAACGTATCATGGAATTGTTGAATAAAAGCCGATGTAATCTGGTTTTGATTCACTGTTGACATATCGTTTTACCCCTGAAACTCTTTTTGATATAAGCGTTCAACTTGTGCATACACCTTTTTGTGATCTGGGTGGTTTGCATCCATGTACGCTTGGCTTGCCATTAATTCTTCACGACTTTGCCCCGAACTTTGTTGGGTGTTTTGAGGCGGCATATCTTCTTGTAATGCCTTGCCAAAGTAGGCAGCTAAACGAATACCGAATGTTGGAGAATCAACATCCGCAACTTGCAACCCAGCCGCTTGAATTGCTTGATTGGCGAAACGCAAGTTAGCTTCGTAATCGTTACCCCAATCCTGTTGAAGAGCTTCTACTTGCACGGCTGTGTGCTGGTCATAAGCCTTCATCACCACCGACATTTGTTCATTGGTTAGACCAGCCTGATGAGCACTTTCTAAAAAAGCCTTGTTATCTTCATTAGATTTGAATGCATCGAAATCAAAGCCTTCCAACTCCACTTTGTAAGCGTCAGCAGACTCCGGAATATCTGGCTTGGTTTCTGTCTCAGCTTCTGGCTGTTTCTGCTCTTGAGTTTGGCTCTCAACTGGTGGCGTTGCTGTATCCACAGGTGTTGTTTGAGTTTGTTCAGTTGCTTGAACGTTTTCTGTGTTTGTCTCTTGTTGTTCATTAAGCATCGTTCTCTACCTCACTGTAATTTGGGTCATTTGCTTTGTTGATTTGGCTTAAAATGAAATTCACTGGTTCGCTCTGCCCTAAACGTCGGCATGTCTCACGCTCTCCACCTTGTGAATCAGACACAAAGGCGTGACGGTTAAAGCGTTTTGTTAGGTCTTCAAGGACTCGTTGCCCATTAACATCAAGCTCAAATACGACTCGATATAAATCTGGTGTGGCGGGCTTTAAGTTGCGCTGAACAACATAGGTGCCATATTCTTCTTGGTGGTCTTCTGGCTCTGATTTTTGTAATTTCAGTTCTGCCAGATCTTCATAGGCAAGGTTAAGCTCATCATTAGATTGCTTAAGCTTTAACTTGTATGCCTCAAGGTCACGCTCTAAACGTGTTTTTGTATCGAGATGCAAGCGGTTCTCAGCCCAATACTTTTCCTGCCATTCCTCACCACTAACTTTGTAAGCTAGGGCAAATGCAGCAGCCACAATAAAGGCCAGAACTGCAACTACAAAAAGGGCATTAATCATTGTCGTGTCTCACTAGTTAATTCAGACTCAAGGCCCTTACCGACTGCATTAGCGAGTGGTTGTGCTAAGGCCTGCTCTTGTTCTTGTTGTGCAGCTTGTTGCTGTGCTTCCTGACGCTGCTTACGGATTGCATCGATCTGATCTTGAGTACGTAGAATTGCTGTAGGCACACCTAAGCCCATGCCCGAAACTTGCGCTACGGCATCCATATCTACGTTGTCTAGGATTGAAGGATCTATTTGAGCTACGTTCGACATTCCAGCTAAGAAGCGCTCAATTGCTGTGACTTCTTCTAGTTGCTGTGAACGAGCCAAAGCAGAAATAAACTTGAATGACAGATTGCGGCCCTGCATTTCTTCTGGCGCTTCACCAATTACACCTGCACGATAAGCAAGCCCAAAAGTACGCTCTAACAAAGGCGTTAATAATTCAGCTTGCCAACGGCCATAAAGCGGTCCTAATTGCTGACGAATTAAGTCAACACGTACATGCACTTCGGTTGCTGTCATTGCTGGACCATCGGCAGGTTGCAACTGATCAGCCATCATCTTTTTACGGATTGCACCTTGAAGATGAGCTAACAAATCAACGCCAACTTGATAACCCTTGCCGTCATCAATGCGCTTCAATGAGTTCACATCATTAACGACAATGATTTTCCCGCCACCTAAGCGCACTGTACGGGGGTTAAACGTGCCATCATCAACACCTGCATACATGCCTAGAGTTGAGATTTCGGCACTACGCAACGTGTCACGCATTAACTTGTTAGCTGTTTTAGCGTCCGGCAAAGCAATAGAGACTTGACCAGTCCCATAAACTGAATTTGGAATCTTTCTAAAGCGTGGAATTACAAAAGGAAATTCGTTGTAGCCTGTCTCTCGTAGGACATTTTTTTCATCAACTTCAACATGATATGACGCAAAAGGCATTTCCTTCGGCATCAATTGACGATCACCTTTGATGTAGCCAGTTTTACGCGGCTCAACTACCCACAAGACCTTAACCTTGCAATCTGGCTTTGACTTGTAAGTGTTGCGGACCTTCTCACTGACTTTGTTTTCGCCATACTCATTGACTAGTGCAGCCATCGTCATTTCATATTCACGATAGAGCGTGTCAACTTTCTGGTCTTGACGTGTTGAAGCTAGATAGCATTGCCCGATATCCCATGTCTGGAATACATAGCCACCACCTGCATGACGATCTACATCGGCATACATTACGCCCCAACCAGCAACCACACAGTCGAGCACTAAATCAAAGATTTCGCTGTCGTAGTTAGCGCCATGAATATTGCGCCAAATGAACTGACATACTTCATCAAGCCACTTCTCACCTTCTGTAAGTTCGGCTGGATCATCAACACCATTCGGCACAGCTTTAAACCACAGCGCATTAGCTGGCGTGGTTCCTGAAATGATGCTCGATACAAGTAATTGCGTTGCTTCTGATAGTGTTGAATCTAATAGCTCAGCTCGTTGTGTCTTACGTGTATCTGTTACATCATCACCTATAAACGATTGCTGACGCTCAGGGGCCGCATAGCGATAGCACTCAGACCAATGCGGTTCTAAGCGGTTTCGCGCTGCTTTAAGCTCGCTTAAGCGTTTGCATAACCTTGCTACTAGCTCACTCATATCAGCCGCCTAAAGTTGTTTTCTTTTGGTTGTCTGTAGCAGACGCCAAAACAGTTGAAGCATTGCGTTTACGTCGCTCTGCCGCTGCTGCATTTGCATCTAATTGAGCTTGGTTTTTAGCGGCTGCATCTGCTGCTTCTGCATCAAAACCTTTTGAAGCGCCTTTGGTATCCGTAAGACCAACCATGTCAGTCACAGACGAAAGAATCTTTCCTAATCCGCCTCCGCACATACTTAGTCCTCCGTCCAAACGTGGCCCTTGCCTTCAACAAGCTTGAATCGGCCTTTTGCTTTAGGCGTAGCAGGTGCATTTGGTGATTGAGACAAGATTGCATCTAGCTTTTGTTCAATACGCGCTTGGTTCTCTACAATTGCAGTTGCCCACTCAGGAATATCTGGTGGCGTTGGAACTTCGGGATCTTGAGGACCCGATAAGATTTCAGACAAAGCAGCCTCAGCCTGATCTTTAGTTGAAGTGTCTTGGGTTGCATCTGGTGTTTGTGCTTGTTGTTCTTGGTTCTGTTCAGCAGTCACACCCGGTGTTTTAATTTCTCGTTTAGCAGCCATGAAAAAGCCCCATTCGTTGTGAATAGGGCTAGTGTTGTGTTTATTAAGTTGGGGTTTGTTGGGTGATTGCGGCTAATTGCTTATGGTATTAGCTCCATAAAATAAGTGATTGGCGCAACAACCATTACGATTGCAATAAATAATAAAATTACTGGCTTTGCCTCATCCCACTTTGTCCACTTAATAGCAGTCGATGTAGTAATCTGTTTCGCCACTACAAGAATGAAAGCTAATATGTAAACAGAAATACCCATAATCATTAAGAAAGTATTCATTCCACCTTCCTCATCTCATCACAATAGATACACAAATACGCCTTATAAATCCAGCAGTACTGGTACTCGTGTTTGCAAGCCTCTTTGAATGTGGTCATTGGTCACCATACTCCTGATAAGCTCTTATCATTGCCTTGTAGCATTCACGACGCTTCTGATTTGTTCCTGAGTGAACATCCGAGCCTTTGACTGGATTCATTGCAACATGACCAGCGTTTAGCATTCTTTGAGTTGGCTCTTTTGGCACAATCACATAATTGCCACTGTTAAGTTTTTGAAGAGCTTCCATATCTTTTTGCATTTGGTCCGAAACCATATCTCTATCTTTTCTAAGTAGCCTCGCAAGCTCTTGTTCAAACTCAATTTGAGTCATTCCTTTCACTAATTCGCTATTAAGATTCATTCTTTTTCCCCCTTGAGCGCTTGCTCTAACACCTTCACACCGCACACAATTACTTCTTCAAAAGTGGCAGTTGGATATTTCATTTCCTCAAGTACTTCTTCCATTGTTTGAGTTAAAGCTTCCACCTGCTTTTGCAGCTTCAGCATGTTTATGCCTTGTTGGATGTATAAGGTTTGCAGCTCGTCACGCTCTTGCTTGATCTTTTTAAAGTGAACTTCATGACCAATCACTTCACCGTGATGAGATGCTTTAAGCTCCTCTACTTTTGCTTGCTGCTCTTGCCAAGCCTCCCATTGCAGGCCAATTGCTAAAGGAACTGCTCGACCTTGTCGACTTGGTATATACAACTTCCCCTTATGAAAAAATGCTTTTGTTCTATGCTTTTGAATGCGCTGTATAAAACGTAATTCATAATCTTGAGTTGCGCCAAAATCTTTCAGCTTTTCATAGTAAATACGTTCACCATCCACAACATATGAGGCACAAGTTAAACACTGCTCAGACTCTTCTTGGCAAACAGGGCATGATTTAAACTCACTCATGGCTTGCTCCTTTAAACATCGACCACACAAACGCTAGATACCCAATCAAACAAACAACACCGATAAGCGTTGTCTTAAATCCCGCATAAAGAATTGCACTGGCGATAAGAAGTACTGCAACTTCCTGTTGATATTTACTCATCCCCGCCTCCGTATATTGATTCGTGGACGGCAACTGCACCCTTAATTTGTTCAATACTGAAAGTTCTTAAATCCTCGTAATAATGTTTGGTTTTTTCACCAAAATACCCTTCATACATTGTGTCGTAGCCAATTGCATCAGTAGGCGCATTTGCTAATACTGAGCGTGTGTATTCAATACCTCCGATCACTCTTACAATGTCCAAAGATTCCATTAGACGCTTGAGGTCTGTGATCGACACTGCATCGTATGAAGGGATGTACTCTGAAAGCTCCAAAGTCTTAGCATTCACATACAAGCCGCCATAAGCTTCAGCCTCTTCAATGCAATACTTGATAGCTTTAAGTCCTTGCTCACGAATAAACTGTTCTGGTTTCATTGTTGTAATTCCTCATCTAACTGGGCAGCGAATACGTCTAACGTTTCAAGTAGATCGAGCTGCCCAATATCGTATTTATATGTTTGCCATTCACCTTCACGTGGTACGCGTTCTAAGCCTGTTTGTTCTTGCCACAACATGATGAATTGCTCACCGTGGATGTACTCTGGAATGGATCCAGTAGACCAAGAAGAAACAGTACTGCCGCCCGACACATCAAGGACGTAGGCGATCTTTTCGTGTGACCATCCAAGGTTGCGTAAATCTAGAATCATGCGGTTGAAGTCTGGGCGTTTATAGCCTCGGCGTTGGCGCAAGAATTCTTTAGCTTTTTTCTTAGTTTCGAGAAAACGCGCGCGTGCGCGAGGATTGTCTGTAAAAGCTGTATTATCAACACGCATATTCATCTCCCACGCTCCTAAAAATGTCTTACATCCCATGCATTATTTTTCGTATTCCAATGCACAGATTTAAATGAAAATGGATACAATTCCGCAGCTACCTTGATCTTTACTAGCGCATCATCTTCCCAATGGCCTTTCACCTCATGCACTTGCAACTCAAAATCGCTTGTAAGTACGAAAAAATCAGGCTTGTAAAACGTCTTTTCAGCTAAACGCAGGTTGATACAGTCAAATTTGAACCAAAGGATTTCACCTTTCATTTTTTTGCTTTCTAGGTAGTCGTTATATTTACGCTCTGTTTTGTTCATAGCGCCTTGTTTCAATCTTCCTAGTACCCTTGCATCACTTTTGCTTTTATCGCGCTGTAATGTGCCTTTTTGTGCGTTATTTCGCTTGTTTTGAATTGTTTCTAGCTGTTGTTCAGTCATTCTCATGATTTAGCCCCGAATAATTCTCTTGTTTTTTGGGTTGCTTCAAATTGGATTGTTGAAACCTTCGTTAAGTAACCTTCCTTGTGCAAAACTGACAAACATTTGTACGCGCAAGCTCTACTACCATTTACAACTCGTTCTACGATTTGAGTCACTGTGAATGGACTAGTAGCGTTGGCTGCATACAACAGAACATCCAAGTACCGTTCAAAGATTTCAAATTGCTTTTGCTGTGCTTTCATACCGCCCTCGCATCTTTCCAGTTGCACTCAATTGTTGTGAGTCCGCCATGTTGGAATCGTGACCATAGGCGATCACCCAAATCATTTTTGAGTTGTTCAAGTGTCATATTTGAAATGAGCATCGTTGCCTTGCATGCGTCATAGCGTGAGTAAAGAACTTTGTGCACTAGCTCTAAGCGCTTATCACGGTCATGCAATCCGTACTCATCGAGAATAAGCAAGTCGTAAGTTGTGAACTCATAAATTACTGACTTCTCTGATTGATCTTTCGCGTCCTTGTCCCATGCTTTCATGATGCGTTGAGCCAATTCTTCGCTTGTGATGTAACGTGCGTAGTTGCCTTTGGCTAAAAGCGTTCTTGCAGTTGCACACGCCAAATGGGTTTTACCTGTTCCGGTACTTCCGACCATGACCAAGTTTTCAACTTCGCCCTTCACGATTTTTTTGGCAAAGTTTGCTGTTTGGGTTAAAGCGTTCTTTTGACCAGACGAAGGTGTGTTGTAATTTCTAAATCCAGCGTTTTTGTGACGCTCTGGAAGCATTGCCCCTGCAAAGTGTTTTTCACGAACTGCCTTCTGAACTTCAAACTCATGTTCTTGATTTGCCTTAGCCACATACTCGATTGCACACTGTGGGCAGCCTTGAAAGCCTCCCATGATGATTTCTTTCGCATTGTGCTTAGTGCAGAAACCTGAACCTTGTAAAACTTGTGGATTAAGCATTGCGTTCATAGCATCCAATCCTCCAACTCAACAGGATCACCAGCATTGCTGTAATCTGGATGGATGTTTTCCCATGCTGCATTCACGTTTCGAGAATCGATTTGCTCTTGAGCCTTAGGTGCTGCCTTACGACTTGAAAAATTGCGTTTGATCCACTTGACGAAATTTGAATACATTTGCGTTTCGGTAACTGAACCCGATTCGATTTTCGTTGAGTAATACCCGTTGATCTCAATCAGCCAAGAATCGATTTCTTGTTGAGTCATTTTTGCGATGCCTGATCGTTGCAACCAAGCGTTCAAAGTTTGTATTTCAGGTGTCCAAAGTTTGAGCACTGAATCGACCTGATTTTCACCACACATATTTTTAATATTTTCTTTTAATATATTTTCTTTTACAGGGTGACATGGCATGTCACTAGTGGTGGTAGCATGAGATGTCACTGGTCTAGTAACATGGGATGTACCTACTTTTATGTTACTAGTGTCATCTCGTGTTACTAGTTCAACTGGTTTCCGCTCATCAAAAGTAAGGGTATAAACACTACTTTTACCGTGCTCTTTTTGGATAGAAATTAGCCCGAATTTCTCCAATTCAGCCATTTTTTTACGAACTGTTCTCTTATCCTTTATGCCCGTAATTTTCATTACCAATGATTCGCCTAATGCTCTGTTCTCTACATGGAATCCACTCACATAGCGATTAATAAAAATCAGACACGCAATAGCATCGCCATCTAGTACAGCTAGATAACCTTCATCACAGATAAAATTAGGCAAAGGAGTATGACCCTCTGCTTTTTGTGACATAACTTGTCGCTCTTGTTTTGGAAACTCGATAACTTCACCTTGTGGGCTATCATGTTTGTGTGCTAAATTCATGGTTCGTTCCTATTTCATTGCTTTGCAGTGGAATGGCAAATAAGGCTCAATTGGTTGCGACAATTGGGCTTTTTTTGTGCCTGTGATTTATGCGGATTTGGCGCAAGCTCAAGCTCGAATGGCTCAGGATTTCTTGTATCTACGGTAACTGTGGTTAGATCGAACTCAGCCTGTAGACTTCTAAGCAATTCCTCTACTTCTTGGATGATCTTCATGCCAGCGTCTCTCATTAATTCTGAAAGCGTCATTTTTCGTGACTTAGCTATACGCTCTAAAAGAATCTTTTCTTCATCTGTGCATTTATGTGTGATGCTTGCGGTTAATTTTTCAGTCATGGAAGCACCTCCAAACATGGTTTTGGTTTTCCTGCATCTAAAAGATCAACTTTCTTAACCTTACCTTTGGTGTTTATCTCAATGATTTCTGAATACTTTGTACGTCCAGAGTATTCTGTGTTTGGCAACTCATCCTTCTTAATCCATTTGTATATAGATCTTGGACTTAAGTTGATCCATGCAGCGACCGTATAAACACCACCGGCCCTATCAATATGAAACTTTAGGTTCATTTTAACTCTCAATATGAACTTTTAGTTCAACTCTATCAAGAACTGATACTTCTTTCAATAAGTATTAATATGAACTTTAAGTTCACTGGTATTTTTTTTATGACTGACCATCAATTTGAATTTTCAAAAAGATTAAATCTTGCCCTTGAAAATAAAGGACTCCAAGAAAGAGGCAGGGCAACTGAACTTGCTAAAGTTTTTGGTGTCACTCCAAAAGCTGCTGGCAAGTGGCTAAATGCTGAATCAATTCCTGACACCAAAAGAATCATAGACTTAGCTTTATGGTTAGAAATTAGTGTTGAATGGCTTTTGACTGGAAATGGGAAAGGGCCATCAAGAGGACGTGATGGACAACCAATTGACCAAGTTAAAACCCAAGGTATTGAATTCTGGGATAGCAATACCCCATTAGATGAAGATGAATTTGAGATCCCATACTATAAAGACATTGAGTTCACTGGTGGGCATGGATCATACGAGCAGTACGATGATGGACGCAGAAAACTTAAGTACAGAAAAACGGCTGCACGAAAAAGCGGAGCCTCACAAAGTCAAAGCATTTGCATGACTTTGGTAGGTGACAGTATGGAGGATAAAATTGCGGCAGGATCAACTATAGCTGTTGATAGAAGTAAAAAAGAAATCAGAGAAGGGAAAATATATGCATTCCGTCATGGTCAGTTATTCCGAGTTAAATACCTAATTCCACGACCCGATGGCGGTTTGATTATCCGTAGTCATAATCCTGCCTATGAAGATGAAGTTATTTCAGCACTCGAAGCTGCAAATGATATTGAAATTATTGGTTGGGTTTGGAATTGGTCAGTTTTAGAAAGATGGTAGTTTTATGAAAAAATATATTATCTCCCTTTTGCTAACTTTTTCTGGCATTGTGCATGCAGAAGACAGTTATGCATTCGGCTATGAAATTGATAATTTTGATAAATTAACTGAGTTTTTGTTTGACTCAGATAGATCTAATTGGGTGTCTTTATATAGAACTGAATCAGATGCAGAAAGCAAAGCTATGGATGGAGCAAAGTATTTGTATTGCGCCTCAATTGCAGATTACTTAGCGGAAATTGATGATGCACCAAAGTTTTATGATATTGGTATGCACCTTTTAGATGATTACGCCACTGAGCATGCAAAACGTGACATAGAATTTAATGAAAGCATTGAAAATCATTCATCTATTTATAATGGGATTTACTTTAAACAGTCATGGTTAATAAATGATAAAAATGTACTCAAAGGCGTAATTTTTAACACAATTTATGAAGTTGTTGATAAGGAGTTTTACAAAGATAATTTAATTGGTAACAAAGATAAAAAAGTAAACTTTAAAAACATCTATAGCAATAAATGTAAACCACTATCTCACTAACACCTAATAAAAAAGTCTAAACCCATCATACAGATGGGTTTATTTTTTTAAAAATGAATTTTCAGTTCATAAAAATATACTTTTGGTACTTTACATAAGTGAACTTTTGGTTCATTATTATTCTCACCAGATAACAAAAAAGTCCCTGACATTCGACCGACGGGACTTTTACTCAAAGAGTGAGATAAGTATGAATCAAAGAATTGAAAAGTACAAGCTTAGCCAAGCCTTTAGGGATGGCTCTAAAGCTTTCATAGCTTTCTGGGTTATCACCTTCATTGTATTTGCATTCCTAAAAGGCTGTGCCGACGAGCAATACGCCAACGAACTCAAAGCAAAACAGAACATGTATGTGCGTGTGCAGGTTGAGGGGGTGAAGTGATGGAAACATTAACTTTACGTGATCAGTTTGCAATTGCTGCTATGCAAGGCTTTGCTGCAAACATGGGCTTCTATCTAATTGATGAAGATGTGGCTAGAAATGCATATCACTTAGCAGACGCAATGCTTGCTGAACGCTCGAAAGAAGTTGATTTGGACAAGGAGCCCTCTCATGGATAACTACAAAATCAAAGTTAAAAATGAAGCTGAGAGCAAAGAGGCTCAGGAGTTGTTTTTTGAGTTGGGTTATGTTTGGGCTGATACAAAATGCCAAACCCCAATGAAATTTACAACTTCTTGTATCTACTCAGGATTTGAAGATGGCGAATTATGTCGTGATTATTATGATGAAAATCCTGATCACCAAGAACTCACCATCCCCCAACTCCGCGACCTTGTTGTGTTGAAGCGTAATGATGTGAAGGATGCGACTCATCGCGACAAGCGGGATGAATCAATCTATTTAACTAGCGACAAGGTTATTTATTACTGGCAGGGTGAATGGTGTAAATCAGCTATTAATAAATCAAATGACTATGAAAACTATATTGCGAATAGCCTGACGCCTATTACTCAACCCCAAGACCCAGCCTTGATTAGCGGTGCGGATGTGTTGCGAGCTTTGGCTGATGGGAAAGAGGTTGAAGGGTTTTCAGAAGAAAATGAAGAGTGGATACCTATTGTTTATTTCAGTGTACAAGAGGTTGTGAATGGTTTGTATAAATTCCGCCTCAAACCTCAAACCATTAAGGTTGAACTTGAGCTGCCGAAGCCTTTTGAGCCAGAAGAAGATTGTCACGTTTACATCTTAGATGACGGAAAAACAGATGGCTATCGTCGTTATTCCTACGAAGTTCATGGTGATAAAGGAAATACATTTATTGGTATTTGGCGTACCGAAGAAGAGATCAAGCAAGTCGTAGAGCAACTCAGAAAGATACGAGGTACTAACTAATGAATATGTTAGTTAACAAGCCAGAATTGCTGTGCCCTTCTTTTCCAATGCTTCAAGTGTCTGGTGAGTATGAAGTTAAAGACAACACAGTTTCATTTGAACTGGAAAGCGGCTGTGCAACTTTGAAATGCAAGATCGTTGCTGATGTTACTAAGCAAGTTCGTGTGGTTGGCTCTCTTATGAATCCAGAGGATAGCAAGGACCAGTTTTACGACCAACTCGTAGTAGATGACCGCACACATGTTGAAGTTGTTGGCACTGAATATGTAGAGACTCCTATCGGCCTTCTATTTCAACTCACATCAACACAAGTGGCTGACTTAAACGAGCAGCTTAAATACTACGCCGAAGAATTGGCAGATGAAGAAGCGGGAGTGGAGTGATGGAGACTAAATACGATTGGTCGGAAGCACCTAAAGAAGTTCAATTCATTGCACAAGATTCAAATGGTGACATTTTTGGTTTTGATGTTCCACCTGTACCCATGACTTATGGGAAGTGGCTTCCAGCAAATGAGTACCTTCACTTCTTTGGCAATAAACCAAGAAAAACAATTTCAGATTGGGATTTGTCATTAGAACAACGCCCAGTAGAAAAGAATTAGGAGAAGATTATGAATGCGCCAGTGCAAAAGAAAGCTCCTAAAAAGAACAAGAAGAAGCAAAAGCCCGTCAAGTTTGAATGGTGTTTTTGCTGCAAAGATCTGATGCAAGTTAGTAACGATGGGCAATGCACCGTTTGTTATAGCTACATCGTAATGTGATTTAAGCCAGTCTACGGAGTATTAGAAAATGGCACTAAAAATTGTTACAGCTCAAGAGCCAATGCGTGTAGAGACCTTAATTACTTTTATTTATGGTGATCCAGGTATTGGTAAAACGTCTTTAGCTTTCTCGGCTAAGAATCCTATCCTTTTTGACTTTGATAAAGGCGCACATCGTGCAGGCAAATACCGTAAAGACACAGTTCAGGTTAATAACTGGTCTGAGGTTTCATCATTAACTGCAAATGATCTTTTAGGTTATGACACAGTAATTGTAGACACAGCTGGTCGTATGCTTGATGTGATCATTGCTCACCTAGTTAAAGATCAAAAAAACTGCCGTCGTAATTCAAATGAATTATCAATTCAAGGCTACGGCACTCTAAACAGAACATTCACTCACTGGTTTAATCTTTTGCGCAGCTTTGGTAAGGATGTAATCCTTCTTGCTCATACTGCCGAAGATAAAAAAGGTGATGACATTATTTTTCGCCCTGACATGGTAGGTGCAAGTAAAAAAGAAGCCTACAAGGTTGCAGATATGATGGGATACATGACAACTCATCAAGGGCAACAAGGAACCCAAAAAGCTATTTATTTTGCACCAAGCACAGCATTTCACGCGAAAGACTCAGGAGCAATTGGAAACCTTATTCTCAATGATTTAGATGTACAACCAGATCAACTTGATTCGATTCTAAATCAGGCCAAGAACCACATTAATAGTCTAAGTGAGTCTCAGGCTAAAGCACAAAAAGAATTGGATGATTGGGATTCAGAAGTACTAGCCGCTGAATCACTTGAAGACTTTGAAGAGCTTAAAGCCAAACTTCCACAAGGTCATGTATTTGTTCGTCAGATGTGGAACAAAGCTGTTGAGCAAGCTAGACAATATGGATTTGCTTATGACGGGCAAACCAAGACATTTACTAGTGTTCAGCCTCAGGAGCAAACAGCATGATTATTAGGCTATCGACAACTATGCTCGATAGCTACCTTTGGGGCATATCGAATGATGATATGACCTCAGAGGAACTCGCTAAAGAGTTGTTCTTAGGAAAGACGCAGAATATGGCAATGAAGTGCGGCACAGCTTTTCATGCCCTTCTTGAACATGATCTTAATTATGAAGTCACAAAAGAAATGGGGTTTAACTTTTTGTTTAGTGAAGGCCTAGACGGGACTCTAGAACTTGGTGATGTTCGTGAACAAAAGTATGTCACACGGATTTTTGATGATGTTGATTTGGTTGCAAAAATCGATGCTGAGACTAGTTCAAAGCTAATTGACCACAAGCTTACTGCTGCCTTTGATCCAGATAAATATATGGATGCATTCCAGTGGCGTGCATATTTATTAGTTAAGCAATACGACAACTTTAAGTACCAAGTATTTGAACACTCAGGCTTAGATAAAGTTGTGGATGGTTTAACAGAAGTAAAAATTAAGAGCTACCACGAATTACACCAGCACTCATATCAAAACATGGAATCAGATGTTAAGGCTCTTGTTCGTGAAGTAGCTGACTTTGCTAAATATTGGAAACCAAAATTAGGAGCAGCAGCATGACAGATTTGAATAAGGAAAGAGAGGCTTTTCTGAACACCTTCCAATATTACAAAGGAAGAAGAGACATTATTTTTAGTCATGAGCATGAACTGTTTATGACTAGATCAAACAATCCTTCTGAAATTGCTCAGAAAGAAATAAGCAACATGAATAGCCGTTGGGATGCTTGGCTTAGATGTGCAAAGCATCGTGATGCAGAGCTAGAAAAAGCCAAAGCTCAGGCGGTGCCAGAGGGTTGCTGTTTGGTGCCTAAGGAGCCTACAGACAAGATGCTTAAGCGTGGAAATAGATTGGCATTGTCAGATAGTCAATACAGATATGACGCTGCATCGATTTATGAAGTGATGTTAGAAGCAAGCGAATCGGGAGCTGAACAATGAGCATAACTCTTAATGGTCACCAATTAAAAAGCCTTCTCGAATTTGTAAATCCAGATGGTGAAAATGATTTAGATCAACTTGAAACTGAACTAACTATTAAATTTTTTGAAGATGGGCACAGTGGCAAAGGCTATTACTTTTGGATGACCGAATATCCAGAGGAAGGCAGCATGTTGTTGGATGTTGAATCAGGAGCTGAGGGATGAACACAATGGCCCAAAGCAAGCTGTTTGGTCTTGCTGAAAATAGAACAGATGTATGGTCAACACCGCAAGATTTTTTTGAAAAATTGGATCGAGTTTTTAACTTTGATTTAGATGTTTGTGCTCTGCCTGAGAATGCCAAATGTGAGCGCTACTTCACGCCTGAAATTGATGGGCTGAAACAAGAATGGTCTGGAACATGTTGGATGAATCCACCATACGGCTGTGAAATTGTAGATTGGATTGCCAAAGCAGCAGAAACAGCAAGTAAGGGTCATACGGTAGTTGCACTCGTTCCTGTTCGCACTGATGCCCGTTGGTTTCAAGACTATTGTTTGGGTCGTGAAATTCATTTTATTCGTGGCCGCTTAAAGTTTGGCGGTTCATCATCTAATGCGCCATTTGGTTGTTGCGTTGTCGTATTTCGTCCAAGTCTTAAAGATGTTCAGTGGATTGTGACAGAGACTGATTTTAGAAAAGCGGAAAGTAAGGAGGGGTAATGGGACAAGTAGTTAAAATAGAGGCTAGTATTCTAGAAAAGATTGTTGCAGTAGCTGAACGTATTGCCCAGTCAAAAGAAGAACGCCGAGTTGGTCGTGAAGAATTTGCACACATGCTCAATATCGAACCTGAAACTCTAGACGCTCGAATTCGTGAAGGCAGATACCATAGGCCTTATAAGGATGGGCGAAAAAGTTTTTGGTTATTGTCATACGTGCAATCTGTCGTTACAGACACAAAAGAATCTGGTAAAGTAGCCACCTATTGA